TGCTGAATCTACAGAAGTCCAAGCAATCTGTGCGGCTGTACATACGGCTGAAGTAATAGCGGCATATGAAGCATCAACTGAGGAAGTATAACAATGGCTTATTTATTAGATTTATATGTACTGGCAACATCTTTAATAACAGTTGCATCAGTAATATGCAATTACACTGAAACCCCAAAAGATGATGCTTTTGTCGCTAAGTGCTACAAGGTTATGGAACAGTTTGCTTTTCTAGGTAACAAAGCGAAGCAGTAAGCTATGGATAGTGTCGTTACGTTAATTAACGAGGTTGGGTTTCCAATCGCGGCCGCTCTCGGGCTGGGGATGTTTATATGGAAGCTCATTAACCGCATTATTGATGGGCTAGAAACCAAAGTAGATACGTTAGATGATAAGCTACTAGAGGCTATCAGCCACCTAGAAGAAAGGCTAGGCGGTAAGCTGGATGGGCAACACGGAATATTAATAGCTCTTATTGATCGTGTCAGAAGTGTTGATAATGAGATTATCCGTCAAGACGTACTGTTAAAGACGGTGCTTGGCGTTCCGCAGTTATTGCAGACTGATAGGTTGGCAAAGGCAGATAGAGATGATCAGAGAAAAGATTAAAATGTTAGCTCTTGGCTTGCTCTGGATAGCGATGTCTATAAGCGCGGATCAAATGACGCATAAGTTTAAGTCCCCCTCTTTTAATGGCGCAAACACATCAAGCCATTACCTCACTATTGAAAACCAAGAATTTAACCGCAAAGCAGACATTAAAGCTGAAATAAAGGCATATCAAGAAGAGCTAGAGCGGGATGCTGAGAACACTACTCTAGCGCGGTTTATTAGGAACCTTGAATCACGCATATACGCAGAGCTTAGTCGGCAGTTAGTCAATAACTTGTTTGGTGAGACAATGAGTACTAGCGGTATCCTTGAGCTTGAAGGGAATACCATCCAGTATTTTATTGATGGAGATTTTATTACCCTAATCATAACGGATGCAGATGGAAATACTACGGAAATTACTTTGCCTGTCGGTTCTTTTTCTTTCTAGCTGTTCAGTTTTTGATCAATTTGAAGATACCTACAACCAAAGATTTGAAGCTAACGATGTAGTTAAAATAGAAAAACTACAGTCTAAGAGCCTATCTGATGCATTGCCGCCCAAGGTAAAGCCTATCGTAGCCGTATATCCCAACTCGTTTACAGATCAGACAGGCCAGCGCAAAAGTAATAGCTCGTTTGCTCTATTCTCAACCGCTGTTACACAGCAACCTAGCGCCCTTCTAATCAGAGCATTAAAACACGCAAGCAATGGACAATTTTTTAGGGTTGTTGAAAGGGTGGGGCTAGATAACCTTACAAAAGAAAGACAGCTAATACGGTCAGCTAGAGAGCAACTTCCTGATGGAGAGGGTGGTAATAGCGTACCACCACTGCTTTTCGCTGGCGTTTTGCTTGAGGGAGCGGTAATAGCGTATGATACCAATTTAGCGACAGGAGGAATGGGCGCTAGATATCTGGGCGTGGGCAAGAGCGCACAGTACAGAGAAGATAACGTCACAGTGTCATTACGCATGGTATCTGTGGCAACTGGTGAAATACTTATAGAAGTAATGAGCCAGAAAACCGTATTTAGTTACGGCCAATCTGATGATGTTTTTAAATTCATTGAGATGGGGACAGAGCTTGTTGAAATAGAATTAGGCAATTCGCGCAATGAGTCCACTACGATAGCTTTAATGAAAGCCATAGAGGGCGCTGTCTTAGAGCTAATTAATATCGGTTATGACAGGAGATTTTGGGCTTATGAAACAGAAAAGTAATTACCTAATAGTAAGTTTTTTTATGTTTGTGGGAAGTTCGTCTGTATTCAGCGCGGATAACGAAATATACATTGACCAATCGGGTGCCACAGCAAATATAGATATTGAACAGCTAGGTAGCGGTAACATGATTGGTGGTCTGCTTTCTGTGGCAGGTACGTTAACGCCTCTTGATCTTGATGGCACGACCATGATTTTAGATATAAACATGATTGGAAGCACTAACAAGTTTTTTGGTGACATATACGCTGATAGCTTCACAGGTGACTATAACTTCACTGGTTCCACGAACACCTTTACCATTCAAGTAGACCCAACAAATACTTACGGTGCAGATAGCACTGACCAGCAAGTAGACGTTACTGGATCAAGCAACACATTCACCCTAAACCAAGGCACCACGGCTCTAGCGGCTACTTTAGATTTGGACTGGATGATACAGGGTAGTAACAACACTATAACGTCTAATATAAATATTGATGGGGCAACTAACTATGTTGATATAGATGGTTCAGATAACACATTAACCTATACTGGGACAGGGACTACGGCATCCGCAGGAGGTTATTTTTACCTAGACCAAACAGGCGGTAGTCGGACATTTACTATTCAACAACTGAGTACTCTTGATAATGACTGGCTCAAAATTGTTAATGTTGGTTCTGGCGGTACTATTTGCATCATTCAAAACGACCAAGGTAGTAGCACAGGCTGTTGATATAGGTGGCGTATCTGAGGTATCGGGGTACGCCCAAATAAAGAGAAACAAGTCATCGCTTAGTGCGGATTTAAAGTTATCCGTACAGTCAAACGATGAAGCCATTACCTCCAACGGTAGGATGGCTATTACGTTCCTTGACGATTCTAAAGTAAAGCTAACAGAGCATTCTCAATTAACAATAGATGAGTACATCTATGATGCCAATCCAAGCAACTCTAAAATGGCTCTTACTTTTGGCCTAGGGACTGCTCGTTTTATATCTGGCAAGTTAAGCAAGATAGACAAAAAGAACATTACCCTTAAAACGCCAACGGCTGATATTGCCATAAGGGGAACTGATTTTACCGCCACAGTGGATGAGTTAGGCCGAAGCCTCATCATACTATTGCCCGATAAGAACGGCATCTCTAGTGGAGAAATAGAAGTTTTTACCGCTATGGGTAGCGTTCTATTAAACAAGCCCTATCAAGCTACCACCGTATCAGTGTTTGAATCCGCACCATCCAAGCCAGTTATCCTAGATTTGACGTTAGATTTTATTGATAATATGCTTATCGTTACTCCCCCCAAAAAAGCTGTGGCTATTGTAGAGGAGCGCATAGTAAAAGCCTCAAGCATATTAGATTTTAATGGTTTGGATATTGACTACTTAGAGGAAGATTTACTATCCGATGACAGCCTAGAATTCACAGAGCTAGATATAAACTATCTGGATGTTAATTACCTTGAGGATCTCCTTAATATATTGGACGCGCTGGGAATAGATGAAGAAAAAGATGAGTTAGCTCAAGTTTCAGGCGTTACCGTATCAGGAACCACATTAGGGCTGGATGTTAAAACTCAAATAACAACTATCATTACAGGGCAAACGCTAAGTTTATTTCGGAGTGTTAGCGAATCAGCAAGGCTAGACCTCAACATCTCAAACGGTTACACAGTAATATTAATTCAGGATGGGGTATCTAACGTCATAAAAATTAACGGTGGTGATTCCACTATTAGAATATTGCAGGAGGGGTAATGAAAAAAATAATTATAGGTATCGTAGCCGCGTTTTTATTTTCCGCTTTAATATACCAGCCAACAATAGTTGAGGTTATTAAGCTAAGAACCTTTGACCACTTTGTAGAAACTGAGGAACCTACAGGCAATATAGTACTGCTCAACTTAACTGAGTCAGATATTCAGCGGGAGGGCGGCTGGCCGTTTCCCAGAGAAAGGCTATCTGAGATTCATGTAGACCTGCTCAATAAAGGTGCGGCCTCAGTATCGTGGGTTGCCGTGTTCAGTGAGCCTGATAGATTTGGAGGAGATGCTTATTTTGCTAAGGCGCTATCTTATGCTCCCAGCGTAATCGCTATGTTTGAAACTGATGGCTTCAAGGAAATGCCTAAAACTGAGGGAACAGTAATTCTTGGTGATGATATTGGAGGAATAGAGGCTAAGGGGGTAACTCAAAACATTAAGATTTTAAGAAATGTTGCGCTTCAAGGAATAGTATCAGCCCCTGTTGATGTTGATAATCTCGTTAGGCGTATGCCTTTGCTAATGAGAAGTCCTGATGGATGGATGGCTAGTTTTGGCACCCAACTTTTAAAGGCAGTCACAGGAACAAGTACCTACGTCATTAAAACCAACGCTAACGGTATTCAAGAGGTAAGGGTTAAACAGCTAAACCCCATTCCAACAGACAGCGAGGGGCGCGTATGGGTTAACTGGGTATCCCCGCGTGAAACCACTCTTGATAAAATGGATGTCAGGGGGAAAATGGTCATAGTGGGAACTACGGCTAAAGGTATATTGCCTCAGGTTGCCACCCCCAAGGGGCTGTTATACCCCCACCAAATACAAGCATCATTAGCTGAGACTATAATTCACGCCTCTAACAAGCGTATGCCAATGATCCCAAGTGAAGCGCAACTGTATGAAATGCTCAACTTCATCTTTGGCGTTCTATTAGTATTTATTTTTGCTAATTACTTAGGCATTTATCTAGGGGTTGCCCTGTCTTTGCTATCAATGGCTGGAATGAGTGCGCTAGGATATATGCTAATACAGCGCGGGTTCCTGATAGATGTAACGTGGACGCTAATCTCTCAGTTCGTAGTGGCATCCGTTACCTTTTACCTGAATTATAAAGAGCAATTCAAGCTAAGAGAGCTAATTAAAAAGCAATTTGAACATTACTTAGACCCAAGGCAAGTCAAGAAACTCCAAGAAAACCCCGAATTACTCAAGTTAGGGGGTGAAAAGCGTTACTGTACGTTCCTATTTACTGATGTCCGTGGGTTCACAGCCCTATCAGAGAGTGTAACGCCCGAAGAGGTCACTTATATTATGAATAGAGCGCTGACAGCACAACAATCAGCGGTTGCAGAGTGTCAAGGGATGGTAGACAAGTATATTGGTGATGCAATGATGGCTATATTTGGAGCGCCATTAGACCTTGAGAACCATGAGGATTGGGCTATTGAGTGTGCAAAAAAGATACAGGAAAACATGGTTGACCTAAATGTTGAGTTTGAGGCTAAGGGGTTGCCGCCTGTACAGATTGGAATAGGTATCAATAGCGGAGAAGCAATAATTGGCAACATGGGGTCAGACCAAAGGTTTGATTATACTGCAATAGGTGATAGCGTAAATGTTGCCGCTAGGTTAGAATCTGGCACTAAGCTGGCGGGGGTTGATATATTAATAGGATCGTCAACCGCTAAGGTAGCTAAGTTTAAATTAAAATCTTTGCCAGCTATTGAGGCTAAGGGAAAATCTAAAAAGGTAGAGGTGTACACGCTTTGAAGGAATCAGCAATAAGCAAGATTGAAGGGCATGAAAAAGAGTGTTCAATTCGCTATCAAAATATTGAAAAAAGGCTTGAAGATGGTGCGGCTAGGTTTGACCGCCTAGAAAACATGATGTGGGGTGTTTATCCATTTATGCTCGCGTGTCTTGCTGTTGCAAAGTTCACTTGATACTATAGGTATTTAACCAATACCCCAGCAGGGGATAAACTAAGCAGAGGCTAATATGAGTAAAATAGAAGAGAAAGCGACAATGACTGATTCGGTGGTAATTGAAAAGAATAATGAAGAGCAAAAACCTGCTCCTACATTTGCTTACGCTGATTTTGACAAGGGCATTCAAAAGGAATGGCTTGCTGACGCGCTAAGTCCTGATGCAGTCTTGATTGTTAACCATATTCAAAACCTACAAAACAAACTGACTCAACTAAACCTTGATGCAGGTGATATTAACTCAGCAATCCAAGCAAACAAGGCCAGATTGACTGATCTTTTGCCTAGCGATGATCTTGCTGTAATCACCGAACTTGAGCAACAGGAAGCAACCGCTCACTAAAAGAGGCCGAACATGGCTGGACTTACGGTACATACGCAACCAACTACAGAGCCTTTATCCGAAGGTGAGATAAGGGCTTACTGTAGGGTTCAAGATGACGATGACCTTGATATTCTCCTTATGATGGGGAAAGCCGCTCGGCAGTTTTGTGAAGAATTTACAAATAGGGCTTTATTACTCCAGACGTTGAATCTTTTTCTTGATGCTAATGAGGATATGAATGATCCGCTGTGGGAGGGTATGAGAACAGGTCCATACCTAAACTACTATAAAAACTATATCACTTTGTCTAGGGGTCCAGTGCATTCTGTAACAAGCGTTGAAACCTTTAATGATTCTGATGTGGCTACTACTATGGCGGCATCTAGGTATTATGTTGATAGCGCTAGAGAGCCATCTAGAATTACGTTAAGAACTGGGGAAACATTCCCTACAGCCTTGAGAGTGGCTAATTCTATAAAAGTTATCTACAAGGTAGGTTATGCAAGTGTATCTTTAATTCCAGAGCCTTTAAAGCTAGGGATGTTAATGCACATTGCCTATATGTACGATCAGCGTGGTGATATGAAAGATTATCAGCAAACTTTAGCTATGCCGCCTATGATACAGAAGCTATACGCTCCGTATGTAATTCATGGGGGCATGGGTAGCTCGACCTTAATGGCGACAGGCTAATGGCTAGTTCTGGCGCATCAATAGGCGCTATGCGGAAAAGCGTTGTAATCCAGAGCGTTGCCAGCACTACAGATAGTGGTGGAGGCCGTGGCGTAGTGTGGTCTACCTACAAAACACTTCTCGCCCATGTACAGCAACAATCAGCTTCCAGCAAGTACACGCAAGGGGTAATAGACGAAAAGGGCTTATACGTCTTTACAATGCGTTACGTTACTGGCATCACCAACAGCCACCGAATTAGCTACAACTCTAAGCTATTTAATATTACCTCTGTAATAAACCTTGATGAAAGAAACAAGTATATGGTCATTAAGGCTATGGAAGGTGTTGCTGTATGAGTTTCATTATCGTAAATGAAAAGAAATTTATAGCGAAGATGACCAAGAGATTAAAGGACGCTCCTTTGGTTCACGCTAAGAGAGCGGTTCAACTATCTGCTGATGCGGTAAGAAATAAGGCTATAGAATCTATCGCTGGGGGTGCAAAAAGCGGTTCAACGGTTAAGAAATACAACCCAAAAAGAACACATAAGCAGTCCGCAAGAGGGCAAGCCCCAGCAACCGATACAGGTTTCTTAATATCTCAGATAAGTGCCTCATCGTACATTGAAGGCACTACGGCTATAGGTGAGGTTGTATCCTCAGCCCCTTACTCAAAGCATCTTGAATATGGCACTACAAGCATGGGCAAGCGTCCATTTATGCAACCTGCCCTCAGAAAAAGCGCAAAAGATATAAAGAAGATATTTATAAGAGAGGGTTTGATAAGGCTTAAAGGAGAGACTAAATGAGCATTAATCAATTTGCTTTGCAGACCGCTGTATTCGCCAAGCTATCTACAGACTCAAACCTTACAACCACTTTAGGCGCTAAGATTTTTGACGATGTTCCAGAAGAAACGCCATATCCTTATGTTCAGTTAGGGGAGGATGTTGCTATTGATTACAGCACAAAAGATCAAACTGGTTCAGAAGTTTCAGTAAACGTAGACGTTTGGAGCAGATATAGGGGCAGTTTAGAGGCAAAAAATATAATGGACAGGGTTCACACTCTGTTGCATGATAGCAGTCTGTCCGTTACTGGCTCAAATTTTATAAATATGCGTT